CTTGATAACGGTAATGTTGTCAATTACCTCAAAAGAAAGCCAGTCAGGAAATCCCGTGGAGTTAAGGGCTGGCACATTCGGAGAATCACCGAATGAGCGTTCCATATGCCAAGGGAAGGCTGGCTTTTGCGTTCTGTGATACGTGTGGTCAGAGGTACGACCTCAAGGACTTAAAGGTTCAGATCGTCGCGGGCCGAGCCACAAACATCAAGAACTGCCCCTACTGCCTCGACAAGGACCACCCACAATACTTTGTGGGCCGCGTCCCGATCAATGACCCGATTGCTCTCCTGAATCCCCGCCCAGATACCGCTCAGGTTGTCAGCCGCGAACTCTGGGGCTGGAATCCGGTAGGAAACCCCGCAGTGTACGGCACGGGACAGGTTGGCGTTATCAGGCTTGAACTCAACGGGGTGCCCAGCCCCATAACTTATTCAGGAGAAATGTGATGAAGAAAATGAAGCACGGTGGTAAGGTCCACAAGCGCATGATGGATGGCGGCATGGCCACAATGGGCCGTCGCGTTCCCCCGGTCGCCTCGATTGGTCGCGGTCGTCCCGTTATGACCCGCCCGGGTATGGCTGTCGGAGCACAAATGCCGATTCGCAAGGCTATGCGCGGCGGTGGTCTCGCCCGTAAGGGTGTTGGCATGGCGCTCGCCAAGGGCGGTCTCGCCAAGCGTGCCGGTGGTATTGCCAAGCGCGGCGTCGGTCGCGGGAAGATGTGTTAAGGTAGACCAAGATGGCCGAGGAAACCCCGAAGTCTAACACTTCTTCAACGACAGCGTCGTCAAAGCCGTCCAAGGCGGAGGGTCTCAGCAAAGCTGCCGACATGCTTTATAGCTTCGGTAGCAGAACTTTTGGTGATCGTGCCCCCGGGAAGTTTGCGAGCATAGGCGGTTTCTTCTCATATGGCACCAATCGCGATGGTCGTACCGGGGTTATGATTGGCGGAAAGTTTATTCCAACGTCAAACGCAGTATCGACCACAACGAGCACGTCAGGTGCTTCCAAGCCGAATACATCTACCGGCACATCGGCCCCGACGGCACCAACGGCGAACACAGCACCCGCGATCAGGAGGGTTGTGCCGAGTGGTAACTTTGCACAGATGATGCGCGAGACATTTCCGGAGTCATTCAAGGACGGCGGACTGGTTCGTGGAGCAGGAAAAGCAACCAAAGGCCGTGGCCGTGGTAAGATGGTATAAGAGGAACAAATGAAGTACACATACAAGAAGATGGCTTCCGGCGGTAAGGTCGGCAAGGGTTACACCGAGAAGGAACGCAAGGGCCTTCGCAAGCTTATTGAAGAGGTCGCGGACCCGTATGCCGGTGATGTTACCGGCGGTAGCTCTGTAACGGTGGTAAAGAAGAAGGTCAAGAAGATGGCTCGTGGTGGTGATGTTAACATTGGTCGGCGTGGCGGTGATGTTGGTGCCGGTCGGCGCGGTGGTGGCGGAGGCATGGGCTTCAAGGCAATGAAGGCTCCGGGTAGCGGCGCTGACTATTTCGGCGGTGGCGGCATGGACCGCTCTGGCCGTTACGGCGGTCGTCTTAAAGCTGGCGGCATCGTCGGGGCTCCGGCTCGTTCACACAAGGACATGCGTGCCGGGGCTGGCAGCGGCGTGGGCCGTATCCAGAAAACAAAAATTCAGCGGGGTCGCTAAGATGGCAAAGCAGAACGCACGACTCAAGGATCCGTCAGACGCCACCGTCGAGAACGGTATGCGCCGTGGTGTGAACGTCGGGAACATGAAGATTCTCAAGAAGCCGCTCAAGATGCGCGGTGGTGGTGCCGCCACAAGGGGTCTGAAGATTTCGGAGAAGCAGGGCTGATATGTCCTTCACGTACTCACAACTTGTAGATGCAATCCACGGGTATCTCCAGACAGATGCCAATGGTATTCCGACTACGGATATGGACACGATTATCCGGCAGGCCGAGCAGCGCATTTACTATGATGTGCAGATCCCGGTTATGAAGAAGAACGTGACGGGCAACCTCACGGCTAATAACCGATACCTCACAACCCCGACAGATTACCTCGCGACATACTCAATCGCGGTGAACAACAACGGGGTTTATGAGTATCTCCTTCCAAAGGAGGTGGCGTTTCTCCGCGAGGCATATCCGTCCACGACGACAACGGGCGTGCCGCGCTACTACGCGATCTTTGACAATGACACGTTCCTGATTGCTCCTCCGCCGAACTCTTCATACGAGGTTGAGCTTCACTATTTCTACGAGCCGCCTTCTATCGTTGACCAGCCTACCGGCACATGGCTAAGCGAGAACGCAGAGAATGCCCTCCTGTACGCTTGCTTGTTCGAGGCTTATACCTATCTCAAAGGTGAGCAGGATCTCATGAACTTGTACGCTGGAAAGTACAAGGAGTCTCTTGAGGCCCTCAAGGTTATTGGTGAAGGCCGTAACCGCTCCGACACGTACAGAAATTCTGAACCCCGAATCACACCGAACTGATGACAAATGGATTTGGCTCCGTTGGAGCATTCGAAGTAAGGACCACGCAGGAGCGGGGTTTTACAGTCGAGGAGATTGCCGAAGACCTTCTGAGCAAGCTGTTGTTCATTTCGTCGGAGGCCCATCCGGCAATAAGAGAGCAGGCAATCGCGTTTAAAGAGCGAATCCGCCCCGCAATCATTCACTACATGAAACAGGCTGTGCGATCAGACAGAACCACTCTGGCGGCACAGCTAGGCAAGCAAGGCCATCATGACATGGCCGAGATAATCAGGAGGCTATAGTGGAGAGAAAGTTTTGTGCTGGGTGCCAAAACGATCTCGACATATCAGAATTTACAATCAGGAAAACCGGTAAACGGTCAGGTCAGCCAGTTTCTAGATGTAAAAAATGCAGGCTATACAGGCAGAACAAGTACAAAAACGGAGAGAAGTTCCGCGAAAAAAGTTTGTACGATTTTGTTGAGTGGCCATCAAAAATAAGAAGATCCTACGGCATAGAGCCGGAGGATTACTACAGGATGCTGGAGGAACAGGGCGGGGGTTGTGCCATCTGCAAATCTAAGGTTCCGGGTTACAATGGAAAGAAAAGATTTGCCATCGACCACTGCCACACAACCGGAAAGGTTCGTGGTGTTCTGTGCCACCCATGCAACAAGGCTTTGGGCTCATTCAAGGACGATCCAAACATTATGATTGAGGCCGCGGCCTATATAAGAAAATCAAGACAGGAGACTTAAATTGGCAATATCCACAGCTATGTGTACATCGTTCAAGTCGCAGCTTATGTCTGCCTTGCACGATTTTGACAACCCCGGGGGTAACACCTTCAAGATCGCGCTCTATACATCGTCTGCCACCCTTGGCGCTTCTACGACTGCGTACAGTTCGACAAATGAGGTTGCCACAGGCGGAAACTACACAGCAGGCGGCAACACGCTCACCTCTGTGTCGCCTACAACGTCCGGCACGACAGCCTACGTTGACTTCGCAGACACGACTTGGTCGTCATCCACAATCACGGCCAACGGCGCTCTGATTTACAACGCGAATGCTTCGAATGCCGCAGTTGTTGTTCTGGCCTTCGGGTCTGACAAGTCCTCCTCGAACGGCGACTTTACAATCATCTTCCCGACGGCAAACGCCACAGACGCGATCATCCGTATCGCCTAATAGGAGACCAGCATGACGGTCTCGCTTAAGCATCAGTTCGTATCAAACGTAGCTGACAGCCCCGACGCAACCCTAGTTCAGCCATCAAATTGGAACGCCGAGCATCTGCTCACGGCGAACGCCGATAGTTTGCTTGGTGCCGTAACGACGGGAAACGTCGTTGAGATCACATGCACATCAGCAGGTCGGGCTCTTATTGATGACGCAGACGCATCCGCCCAGAGAACCACGCTCGGGCTCGGCAGTATTGCGACACAGAACGCAAATGCGGTATCCATCACTGGTGGCACCATTGTTGCGAACGCATCTGGAATCTCTATAAGGGATTCCGACGCATCCAATGTGATGACCATATCTGTTGGCTCCAACCTCACCGCGAACACTACCCTGACGCTCACCACAGGTGCCACAACCGACCGCACGCTTGATATCTCGGCCACAAACGTCACTATATCTGTCGCGGGTGCGGCACTTATTGATGATGCCGATGCAGCGGCCCAGAGAACGACGCTTGGACTTGGAACGATATCCGTACTTGCCGCGCCAACCGGTAACGTCGTCGGCACAACAGACACCCAAACACTTACGAACAAGCGTGTCTCTCCTAGGTTCCTTGCGTCAACCGCGAATTCAGCAACCCCGACAATAAACACAGATGACTATGATATAGTCGTCATAACGGGCCAGACTAACAACATAACTTCAATGACAACCAATCTTTCTGGAACCCCGACAAACGGCCAGAAGCTTTGGATATCCTTTACGGCGGCGAGCGGAACTCCCTCAATAACTTGGGGGGCTTCGTTTGAGTCATCTACAACAGCTTTGCCATCAGGTATGACGACAACAAGAAGCGATGTTGGATTTGTTTGGAATGTCGCCACTAGCAAATGGCGCTGCGTGGCGGTGGCATAATGTATAGGGCCGGTCTTGTTGTAAGTGACGGCGTTATCGTTACAGATAACTATGAAATGGGTGAGTCTCCATTGATTTGGGTTGATGCAATCGTCATGCCGTTGATCGAATATGAGGCCTTGACACATGAGGAAATACATCAAATCAAGCTATCAAGGTATCAAACTTGGTATGATTTTGTAACCAAGGATGATTCGGAATTAGATCTTCCGGAAGATGTTCGGGAGTAAGAATGGCAGACAGATACTGGGTTGGTGGTACGGGTACTTGGAACACAACCAACACGACAAATTGGTCTACTTCGTCTGGTGGTTCTGGAGGCGCTTCAGTCCCCACCTCTGCAGACAACGTATTCTTTGATCAGAACACAACATACACAGTGTCTGTTACTGGCGCACTTGCTTGCCTTAGCCTTGATGTTTCTCAGGGCACTGTAACATTCAACAACGCCGCTGGTACACCAAGAACTCTCGCTGTTAGTGGATCGTTCACGATAAAGACTGGTACTGTCTGGAGTACGACAGCCGTCATCACGTTTAACTCAACAACCTCACAAACCATCACAACAAACGGTGTTACGCTTAGCTCTTCAATTGTTATTGACGGCTCTGGTGGAACATTTACCCTCGGAAGTGCGCTTACATGCGGTGGACTTACGCTCACGAACGGGACCTTCTCGACATCAGCCAGCAACTACAACTTGACTGGCAACATTACTATTTCGGCAAACTCCAACACAAAACAACTTGATCTAAATGCCTCAACCGTAACCTCTGGATTTGCCAACAACTCAACTGGTAACTTCACCTTAAACGAAGGTACATCAACTTTTGTTCTTGCCAGCAACAGGTCAATAACTGGGACGGCTGAAACTTTTTATAATATTACAGCTACAAACTTTGGTTCTTTTGGCCCTGCTTATTCCGGGCTAACAATCAACGGAAGCACTTTTAACAATGGAACCTTTACGACAAACGACGGTCGTACTGGAATTGTTTATCTCTCTGGTAATCCAACCTTTAACGGAACGCTTACGACAACAAGCACCAATCCTTGGGATAGAGTTTTATTTTGTAGCTCTGTACCGGGAACAACAAGAACAATAACCGCAACTACTCGCAGTTTAACTGATGCTGACTTTCAGGATATAACTGCTGGTGGTGGGACTTCTTGGACAGGAACAAGATTGGGCGATGGCGGAGGAAATTCTAATATAACCTTTCCTGCTTCCAAGTCTGCTTATTATGTTGCTGGAACCGCAGGAAACTACGCTTCGTCAGCTTGGTCAACAAGCTCTGGCGGCTCAACATCATCTGCAAATTATCCATTAATACACGATACAGCATATTTTGATGACAATAGTGGAACTGGTACATTTTTTACAGGCGAGGCATCAATAGCAAGCCTTACATTTGCAAACAGAACAACCGCAATAACTTGGAATTGCTGTCCAACATTTGCATATAGAACAGCATGGTTTGGCGACATTATACTTTCATCTGCCGTGACGCCAAGTTCTGATGGATATGGCGTAAACGTTCGATCCAGAAGCACTAATGTTATAAATGGTGCCGGTAAGCATGTTAGAATACCTCCTTATATTTTTTGCGATATAAATGGAGTAAGGAACATTTCCTTGACTGGAGATGTTTCCTTTAACCAATTCTCTCTTGCTTACGGTACTTTTAAGCTAGGAAGCTATACGTTAACCCAAACCCAATACTTTAGTACCGACTTTTCAAACACAAGAACTCTTGATTTTGGGACTGGGAAAATACTTCTTGATAACACACCTGAGGGAGGTGGGCTTTACAATCCCCCTTGGAGAATTGGTTATACTGGCCTGACAGTTACCGGAACTCCTCTTGTTGAGGTTGCTGGAACGAATAACTTCAGCATAAACAACGGATCGCCAACAGAGGCGCAGTCTATAAGCTTTAGCTTTATTAGTGGTTCCTACTCTTTAACTCTTTCTGGTCGTTATAGGAATCTGTCATTTACGGGTTTTTCTGGAACTCTAAACAATGCCGCAAGAACAATTTATGGTAATTTTACAGCTTCTTCTGGAATGACCTTGACTGCGGGCGCAAATGCCCAAACATTCGCAGCAACTAGCGGAAGCAAGACAATAACATCAAGTGGAAAAACTTTTGATTTTCCAATTACATTTGATGGCGCTGGCGGTACTTGGGTTCTTCAGGACAACCTGTCTATGGGGTCTACAAGATCATTAACACATACAAATGGAACTCTTGATCTTAACGGAAAAACCTCAACAGTAGGGACGAGCTACACTACTGCTTCGGGTACAAAAAACCTGACGTTTAATGGTGGGACGCTTGTCTGCCCAAATAGCGGGACAACCGCTTTTAACAATGCACAGCCTACCAATTTTACCACAACGGCGGGTGCTGGAACGGGTAAAATTAGCATGACTTCTGCAAGTGCAAAAACTTTTGTTGGTGGTGGTTCAACATACAATTGTACCCTTTCTAACGATGGGGCGGGCGCGCTTACAATAGACGGAAGCAATACTTTCACAACTCTTGCGAATGGTGTTCAGCCTACGACGTTTACATTTGCATCTGGTTCGGTAACAACCTTAACAAACTGGAGTATCTCAGGCACATCTGGGAATCTTGTGACAATTGGCAGCACAACAACCTCTGTTCACACGCTTGTTAAGTCAAGCGGAACGGTTAATGCTGACTATCTTTCCATCAGTTACAGCAGGGCAATTGGTGGGGCGACTTGGAATGCCGGTGCAAATTCGGTCGATGGTGGAAACAATCAGGGTTGGTTTGGGTTGCCCGTGATTTATGCAGGCAACTTCTTTTTGATGTTTAATTAGTGTGACAAAATGTCAGCCTTTAACCCATTAGCATTTTACTCAGGTGCGTTTTACGCCCAGACTCCCAGTGTGAGCGTTCTTGTCACTGGCGTTAGCGCTAGTGGCGGCGTTGGAACGGTTGCTGTATCGGGCATTGCGAACGTAGACGTTTCCGGCGTTTTCGGGAACGGCGAAGTTGGGCAAGTCACTGTAAACGCGATTACACCAGTCTATGTTAATGGTGTAGAGACTACCGGAAGCGCCGGAACGGTCGAGGTTGCCGGTCAGGCCGTCACATCTGTTACCGGCCTGTCTGCAACTGGATCGGTCGGCACTGTAACAGCGAGCAGCAAGGCCGTTGTATCCGTAACCGGGCTTCAGGCAACTGGCTCGGTTGGTACGGTAACAACCACCGGGAAAGCCAATGTACCCGTAACCGGGGTCGCTGGGACAACTGCCGTTGGCAGTGTTATAATCAAGGCAGTAACAGGCGTTGGCGTAACTGGCGTCTCGGCGACAGGATCCGTTGGAACTGTTGGGTTTAGCCTCGGCGCTAATGTCTACCCGACGGGTGTAAGTGCCACAGGAGAGGTGGCTGCGGTTCTGATCTGGGGCCTGATTGACACGGCTCAAACCCCAAATTGGGGTCCGGTAACAGACGGCCAGACCCCGAACTGGACACCCGTCAACGACTCACAAACAACAATTTGGACGCAGATAGCGGCATAAACCATGGCATCGACATACTCACCTAATCTCCGCCTTGAGCTTATCGGCACGGGCGACCAGCAGGGCACATGGGGTGCCACAACCAACACCAACCTCGGCACGCTCCTTGAGGAGGCGATTGGCGGTTACACCTCTGTTACGGTTTCCGACGTTGCTGACACGACGCTCACCACAAACAACGGGTCAGCGGACCAGTCACGCAACGCGGTCATCAACCTTACCGGCACGATCTCTGCGGCCCGCAATGTGGTCTGCCCGGCCATTGAGAAGGTTTACATCGTCCGCAATGCAACCACAGGTGGTTACGCCGTAACATTCAAGGTCAGCGGCCAGACCGGGGTTTCGATCCCGAACGGTTCTACGTACCTCCTATATATAAACGGCACAGACGCAGTTGCTGTTACGGGCACAATGGCTGCTCAGCTTGCGTCTAACGTGGCTATTACAGGCGGCACAATCTCTGGCGTAACGCTCTCGAACGCTACGGTTTCGAACGTGAGCTTGGTGGCGAACGCATCCAGCCTTGGCGTCAGGGATTCTGATGGTTCTCACGTCCTTTCTATTGCCGTCGGATCTAA